TGGTACAGGGGAGAACCAATAAAACCCTGCACAAACTAATTTAAAGGCCGACAAAATTTAAGGGCCGACAAAATTACTGTATATAATGTTCCATCATCCATGTGTACCAAAACACACTGTTTGGGTGTAGTTCTTCATTGTACAATACATCCTCTAGTGCGTGCATTATGCTACCTCTTTAACAGTTTCGGTAAACCAATCTGGTACAGGACGATTAGTCCACTTAGCAAAGTATGATTTGTCACCTACATAATATGCCCTGTAAGCAGACACAACATCATCAAGGGACGCAGAATTAGGATTACACTTGTAGTGGTCAGGCATACATTGTGGTGGTGCTGAAGTTAATCCTGTAAGGACTGTAAATCTGTGTGGTATGTTATTAGGCGCGTAGAACAACCATTCTTTCGTAGCAGCCTTGTGTACCTTGCCGTAGCGATGCGTGTATTCATTCCCAAGATAGCCCCATAGGTCCGACAACCAATTGTAGTTGCCACGGCCTAGTCTTGCCCATGCAGTAGAAGGGTGGTTCTTGTGAGCTATCTTGTACAAGCCCTCACGGTCAGCAACTTCATCACCGTCAATTACTCTATGTGCGGTGGATAGTATCTGTGCATATTCTAGCACCATTTTAACAACGTGCTTGTCACAGTGCATTTGCGCTGCAATCTTGGGGTTTTTATCTAGATAGAATATGTTCATTGTTGGTTCTCCGTTGTGAGAGCGTGGTCCTAGCACACTCGGCTGCGGGCGGTCAAGCTTTTTTTTAATCCACACAGACTAATCTTCTGGCTCCTTAACCACTGGTCCTAAATATGCTACTAACCTTGTATGGTCTATTAGTATCTTAGACAACATACTCTTAGAAACTATTACAGTTTTTTTACGTCCACCGCCGTTTACAGTTTGATGTAGTTTGTCTAGATCATCCATAGACGTTTCTAGTTTTATCTGTCGCACTTACTTTACCTCAGTTATAACCCAACGGCCACGGTCAGCTAAATGTGGAAAACGTCTAGACCAATCTTTAGGGTAGATATTTAATTCAGTTTCATATTTCCACTCCCAACGCAGTGTCTTGCCGTCATATGCGCGTGTGCTGTACTCAGGTTCTGGTCTTTTTTTACGATGAGAAGTTTTATACCTGTGGTTTTTATGGCGAGAAGTTTTGTTTATTTCCGACATTTTACCTGTCCTGTATCAATGTTGTAGTACACAAGCTCTACACCTAACTGCTTCTGTACAGGTGAAAGCTGACGGTTAATCATTGTACCCGGCTTCCAGTTAGCGTTCTTGGAACGGAACGACATTGTTTTTACCTCGACAAGTTTTACATCTTTTGTATCGGGGTTTATAGCTATGAAGTCTACAGGGCCTGTGTTGTTAGTCTCGTTGTACACATGGTAGCCGCTATCAGCATAGTATCGCATAGCGCCTAGCTTAGACTGTAGGCCCTTCTTTTCTTTGACATTCATATCAGTATCTCACGCTGTAGTCATCTACAGGAGAAGTGTAGGCAACACTGCTTTTACAGCTATCACACACAAAAGATACTCTGTGCAATAGCTTCTCTTTCCTACAGCACAAGCACTTCTTAATCTTGTACTGATCTTTGTCTTTTAGCCTATCACGCTCAAGCTCAAGCTGCTCTGCTACATTGGCAAAGTCTATACGCTTAACTTCTACTTTGCCCATGTGTGTGAACCTGTTTTTGTACCTGTTCAGAATACTTATCACAGAGTTCCTAGTCATCTTGCCACAGTTGTTTGTGTTGTACTTGGGTGACATAGCTTCTGCTATCTCACGGGCTGTAAGCCCCTCTTTCCTACTTAGTTCAAATACTTCTGTTATGAACTCATCACTATGCAGCTTACTCTGTGAACTCATTCTTTACACCGTCTCATCATGTTTTGTAGATAGAACACAAATTTCTGTCAAACAATGGGATATTAGTGAGAAGCCGTGAGAATCGGAGGGCGCGTACTTCATGGCGGATAACATTGCTTGCATTAATGCTGCTTCAGTTACAGTCAGAGTATCATCATACTCTTGTAGTAAAAATTCTATCTCAGCTTCTACACGTTCTGCAACAACTTGTCTATCTTGATTATTCATACTCATGCCTAACACCATCTACTGTAATACTTGTTATGGTATTCATGTTGACATTCCTGTAGCCTTTAGCCCCAGTGTCCCACACAGTCATCATTTGTTTGTTAGTGTTACAATCTCTACCGCCCTTCTTGTGCTTGTTAACACCAAGCCTACAGTTTAACTGGCGATAAGAACCATCCGCCTTTGTAAACGATACAGTGAAAAACCTGTCCTGCACTGTGGCCTCGACAACCCGCCGCATCAGGTCAGGATCAGATAGTCTGCGGTTGAATATGGTGAACATGGCTCACCTCTATTGTTGAAGGGAAGGCCACCCTACACTAAAATTAATTTACGGTCAAGCGTTATTTTCTGTTGACAGTGTTTTTTATCCATGCTAGGAGGCATGTTGCCGTGTCCCGATATTGAGGATATTATATTAATGACTAATATAATTAAAGATTATATATACAATCTAGATATACCTTTAGGTACTTCTAAGAGATTAGATTGTCCTGTATGTAATGGTACTAACACTCTTTCAGTTACTCAGTTTACAGATTGTATTAAGTATTATTGTTTCCATGCAAGCTGTTCTGTAGGTGGTGTAATTAAAGAAGGACTTAACTTAAACTCTTTCTCTGTAGTTGATGATATGGTAAAGCCAAACTTACCTGTAGGACTTGAAGTAGAAAAGCAGAACTGGCGCAAGAATAACTGCCCTCAACACTACTACGACTACCTCAAAACAAATAACTGCTCTGCAGCTTGGTCAAGTGGATTAGCCGACATACGCTATGACTACAAGAGAGACAGGGCTGTGTTTGTTATTAAGGATGGTAACAAAAGCGTTGATGCAGCGGGAAGATACATTGGACAGGGACTACACGCAGGTCCAAAGTGGTACAGATACGGACAGAGCAAGATACCGTTTGTATGCGGCAAACACAAACATGCTGTAGTAGTTGAAGACTGCGCTTCTGCAGCCTCTATATCGAACTTTGCAACGGGAGTTGCGCTACTTGGAACGTACCTACAAGAGGATGTACTGTACAGGCTAGGCAGCTTCAAGCGTATAACTGTGGCACTGGACAAAGACGCTACAGACAAGGCAGTTGAAATATCACTAAGAATAAACAATGAGTATGGAGATATAGTTGATATAGCAATACTAGACAGAGACTTAAAAAGACTTACTGAGGATGAAGCAAAGGAGGTATTAAAGATATGATTGATAAGTCTGTACTTGTAGCATGTCTGCAAAAAGACAACTTTAACAGAGTATCTGGTTTAATTCAAAAAGAATACTTCTCCAAAGAAGTAAGTACTATTGTAGAGACGATAAGTTATCTACATAAGAACTACGAGGGCGACCTGTCCCTCTCTGATGTGTCACTTGCTCATGAAGAGCGTTACCCTGCTTTACCTGAAGCTACTAAGCAAAGGGTACAACAGCAGTTTCAAGAGTTAGAAGGCATTACAGTAAACCCGCAGGTAGCAGGAGATGTTCTACACAGCTTCTGGAAGAGAGCAAAAGCAAAAGAGATAGGAGAACAAGCACTTGACATTTTTCTTGGTAAATCTAGCGATACTTATTCTCTGCTCGGCATTGTAGAAGAACTAAAGAACAATGAAGTAAAGGGAACTAAAAGCTATACAGTTCTACAAGACAATATAGCTGACAGTCTGGAAGAGTTTGAGCGTGACCCTGAGTTTATCTTTCCTACACAGATACGCGATTACGTACCGGGCATTGACCGACAAAACCTTGGCGTAATCTTTGCTCGACCAGAGATAGGCAAGACAAGCTTCTCAGCGTGGTTGTCTGGCTGGTATGTAAAGAACAAGCACCATGTAGCCTACTGGGGTAATGAAGAACCTGTAAAGAAGACACGTATGCGCGTGGCTAAATCTATTACAGAGAAGTCTAGACTAGAGGTGCTACAGGATAAACAAGAGTTCATCACACAGTACCAAGAGGATGTACTACCCTACATATCTTTCATGGATTGCGTAGGAACATCGATACAGGAAATAGAGGACTATTGCTCTCGCAATGAAGTTGATGTAATATTCATTGACCAGCTTGATAAGATCAGGATCGACGGTGAGTTCTCACGCGGTGATGAGCGGCTCAAGGAGTTGTACTGCAGGTCCAGAGAGCTAGCTAAACGTCACAACGTAGCAGTGTGGGCTATCTCCCAAGCATCCTACGATGCACACGGAAGAGAGAGTATAGACTATTCTATGCTTGATGGAAGTAAGACAGGTAAAGCTGGCGAGGCTGACATAATTATAGGCATAGGTGTAGCAGAACATGAGGAGTTCCGCACGATTAAGTTCTCAAAGAATAAAATAAATGGTTGGCACGGGTCGTTGGTTTTACGCAGAGATGGTGATAGAGATATATTCTCATGATCACCGTGCTTGACATAGAAACTACGATGGACTTCGATAACTCTACATCGTCGCCCTACAACGGACAACAGATAGTCTTTGTAGGGTACAGGAGTTTCATGCCTGATCTATCTGTAGTAGAAACACATGAATTGTTTTTCTATCATAACCAATGTAGGACTACACCAGATGCTGCTAAGAAGTTACAGGACAAGCTAGACGAAACAACATGTTTAGTCGGGCATAACCTGAAGTTTGATTTGCAGTGGCTGCGAGAGTGTGGCTTTAAGTATGATGGTTTACTATGGGATACAATGATAGCTGAGTATCTTTCCCACCGTGGTATAAAGAAATCAATTAGCCTTGCAGAGTGTGCTAAACGTAGAAGCCTACCTGAGAAGAGAACTGACCTCACGGAACAGTACATCAAGGACAAGGTGTCATATGAAGACATGCCGCCTGACATAGTGCGGGAGTATTGTATCGCTGATGTGCAGACTACGACAGAGCTAGCCCAAGCCCAACTAGATGAATTAAAGATGTGCTGGCCTACAGAGGAGAGTTCGTTTGCATAAGGTTGTAAAACTAAGCATGGATATGCTTGATGTCCTAATCGATATAGAGAGAGCGGGGATAAAGATTTCCAATGAAAAGCTTGCAAAGATTAA